AAAAGCCAGAATGTTTCTGGGTGTTTGAGCGTTTGGTAAGGGGTGGGGTCTAGGATTGCGTTTCGGTATCCGTGTGTTTGCGTCAGATATGTATTATAATCCCCACAATAAATATTTCTCTGGTGTTTTTTCAATATAAACCCTTGACTTTATCAAAAATAAGTTGTACCTTTGCTATGCAATCAACACTAGGTTAAACGTTTGAACGAATGTAAAAATGAAAGTGGTTTAATCAGTAAAACATTTGACCCGTATTGGTAAGTTATTCATTTAGTATAGAAAGTAACGCAGACACAGAGAGTTGTATTGCGGTGCAGTGTGCCTAGGTCTCTCCTAGCTAAATCTATTACTTTTCTATTGTATTATTAATTATCTTTGTAGCTGTAACAGCCTTAACAGTAGGCAGTTGTATTAACGCACTCAGGTACACGTATAATGAAAGTTCTAAAGAAGAAGAAACCTAAATACATAACATACATAAACGGTGGTGTCATTCAATCTAAACCAACAGAAGGTGAGGAGAAGACTGACTACGGATACAACAGTGCCATGGACTACCTGGTATCAAAGAAGGGTGGAACATCAGAGACCTACGAGAACCTAATGAATGCCATAGCCTACCACGAGACTGGTGCTAGTCAGAGAATGAATCCATCCGCTATACAGGAGGTTACAAACTCCAAGGGTGAGCTGGTACGTGAGGGCGTGGGTAGAGGAATGTTTATGTTCGAGGCAGGTGAATCAAAGGGTGGTATAACAGCTGTCAACAGAACCTACAAGGAATTCAAGGATGCTGGGATGGATATACCGGACTGGCTATCTAAGGCATGGAAAGAGAAGTCACTTGACGCATCAACCCTAAACGAAGAACAACAGAGAGTGCTATTCATAGGAAACTATCTACAGCACCCCAAAGCTGACCTCGGAGCTTTCGCTAAGGGAGACGTATCTATAAGAGACTTCTGGGGAGGGTATCACCACGCAGGTGGAGACAGTACAAACTACGACTCATTTGACAGTTCATACGAGGCCTACTTAAAATCACTTCAGGAATGATAGCAAAGAAAGGAAGGTCAGCCAGGTTCTACGCAAAGAACAAGAAGTCCAGAGACAAGAAGAAGGCCTACGACACAAAGTACCACAAGACAAAACTGCGTAAACTGTACCGTGCTTTTCTAAACAGGGTAAACAGGAGGGCTGGAACCTATGGTAACGGAGACGGAAAAGACTACGACCACACTGAGAAGAAATTTATGAGCGCCAGACGTAACAGAGGTAAAGACAGACCTTCATGAAGCCAGTAAAGAAATACGTCAAGGGGGGCAAAGTTGACCCACCTAAGAAACGTAAGAAAGGGTTCACTAACTACAAAGAGTTTCAAGGTCGCCAGTCTGCGTATCAGGACAGCCTGTATGCAGCAAACATCTCAGAAGCAACGGAAGCATATCTTGATGAAGCGCTTAAAGACTACAATAAAGTACCAACTGGGGCTATTGGAAATTATCAATCTGGCAGGGTATCATATGCTGACATAAAAGATAGTACCAATATAGTAGGGAAACCTTATGATTTAAATGTAACTGCTACAAAAGATAATTTTGTTTTCCCTAGCACATATGATAGACTATTTGTAGATGACCAAGTAAAGATAAATACTACTAGTAGACCGTTAAGCTATCAAAACTATCAACTCAAGAATCCCCAAACACCTATAGACCAATACACATACCAACCTCCTGGCATAGTGCTCTCAGATACAAAATACAGCGTTGACCCTAACGATGATAGAATATATAGAAACAATTACGCGGATGATAAAAGAAATCCAGGTCGTTATATAAACTATGAAAAAAATCCTAACTGGAGGTATAATCACAAATACAGACTAGCGGATAACTTATACGAGATGAACAGATGGTTTACTATTGATAAGTTCCAACAGCCAAATGTTGAACCCGTATACACAGGTGAACCAGTGCTAAAGACTTCAAAAGTAGAAGAAGCTTATCAGGCGTATAAATCAAAAGTAACAAACCCGCCACCAGTAAATCAGAAACAATCAATGGTAAGCCTGCCGTCTAAGACTCCGTCCTTAAATTTAAAACCGCCACCACCAATGGTTCCAAGAAATCCTCTTCCAATAGTATATTCTCGTAGGCTAAATCAACAATCACAAGAATATGTATACGACACCTCCAAAGGTGAGATAAGAAAGAAAGTAGGGAAAGAGGATGCTGCGTTCTACAGCTCTATTAGGCCTCAGATGGAAGAGATGCGTGCTAACAGAAAATGACGAACATATGAAGCTAATAAAACGTAAAAACGGGAAGTACTCTGCAAGAGGATTGTGGGACAACATTCGTGCAAACATTGGTTCAGGAAGAAAACCCACCAAAGCTATATTAAAAGCTGCAAACGCAATAAAAAACAAAAAATGAAAGCCAACCGTAAGAAAGTAAAAGTAGATGCACCATCTGGCTACCACTGGATGAGTGAGAAGGGTCGCTACTACCTGATGCCCCACGAAGGAAAGTTTGTTCCTCACTCTAAAGGCAGTTTAAAGGCTGAGTTCAAGGTCAAGACGGCACACTAATCTGTTCCTCACCCTCTAATTTTCGGTAGTACCTCTGAACAAGTATCCTGCCCTTCTGTGATAGAGCGTACCTTACCCTGTATCTCATCTTACTCTCGTCAAATATAGATTCCTCGTAGTTATTTGGGGTCAGTTTGTCGTAGTACTTGTATATATAGCCCATTTTCATCAGTGGGAAGACGATTCTTGCTCCTAATTTTAGTTTTACATAGAAATAAGCCTCTGACATGTGGTCAAGCGTGAAAAACTCGTAGTTATATACGAACAGCATGAAGTTTAAGTGAGACTCCTTGATACCCTGACTGTTTACTATGTCCCTGACGACTAGCCTGTGATACTTAGCGTAAGAATTACCAAGCTTGGACTCATCTCTGGTTTTAAAATCACGAAACATACTCTTTCTTGAGCGCTTCTTCATTTTTATTAAATTTGCATTATACACAAAGATACTTAAATGGCAACTCTTACAGGAAACAAGGTAAAAGACACCTATACGTCTTTATTAAAGCTAGACACAAACGGTTTAACCTCAACACTCAAGTCTATTGAGGATGGGGCAGGAGTTGTTTCAGCTATTAAGCTGTCTACAAACACGGTGGAGGTTGACGGGACGCTTTCCTTTACCGCAGCGCCAGCTACAGATGCAGCAGAGCTGACTGTTCTACTCGTAGACAGTAGTAACAACGTGGTCAAGAGAGAGTTAAGCACTGTAGCCTTTACCGGCACAGCCTCAACATTCTTTGCAAACCCAATGTTTGTATTGAGACCGACTGCCTACGCTCTTGTAGACACGCCAGCCACTCCAAGTATGGTCGGTGTAAACAACAACTCAACAACAGCATCATACATATTTAATGACGCTAGTAACACACACCTGCAAACCTCCTCAACAACAGCAGGAGCAATAACTGTAGAACGCTCAGGTGCGATTAAAATTGAAGTAAACTTCATACTAGAGATAAGCACACAGAATACTGATGTTACTATACGGGTCTATCGGAAACCCGCTGGTGGCTCTGCCGCAGCTATTGAAACTGTAGTGAGGACTAACGTAGCAACCGGTGTAATGGCAGTAGGATTCAGCCTGTTCACGCATTGCGCTGCAGACGAAGATATATACTACCAAATAGGAAAAAACACTGGCGGAGGTGGAACACTGAACGCTAACAGTACCTTCACTGTAACCAAGCTAGACTAATGACGGAAAAACAACAGAACTGCATACAAGAGATACAGAAGCTCATCATAGCTATCAATCAGGTAGCAGAAGACCACGGCCTGAAGGATGAATTTTTATCCTGTATAGCAATAGGGTTCGTAGACCTCCAGTCTCAGTACACAGATGACGAGGGTTACGAGAGAGCGAGCATGAATCTTTTATCTTCATTCTCTATTGCAGACGAAGACGAGCTAGAAGACTTGATGTCCTACTGCTTGGAGGCATACAGGATGGAGGAGGAGGACAAAGCTCCGGACACCTCAAACATAGATTACTGGATAGATTTATCAAACAGAGACAGCAGCCTTAATTAGAGCTGCTCCTGTATAATTTAATTAATATGATTAGAAAAATAGTTATTGGGCGAGACCCAAAGGATGCCATGGCTTACTATGTAGGCATGCGCGCTGGAGCCGGAAAGGTAAGTGCAATTCTTGCAGACGAGCCTCATCTACATAAATACGGCAAAAAAAGATACCTCATATACATAGAGAACGAGGAAGGCACGATGATATGGAAGGCTGTCGATGACATGCCCTGTATTATTGAATACGACTTAAAGTTTGAGTAGTATGAAGCCTCTACGTCAGTTTATAGTACACATCCCTAACAAGTTTAAGGATGAGATGAAGTTGGGGGACACCACCATCAAGCTGGTAAACAAGTTCAATGAATTTGAACACAGGTTTAACTACGCAGAGATAGTTGGTGCACCACCTAAATTTAAAAATCAAATAGGAAACACACTTTACTTTCACCACCACGTAGTGGTAGAACAGCGCTATGATATCGGAGACAATCTTTACCTCGTCAACTACGATGCTGCTGGAGGATATGGGAATCACGCCATTGCTATTGAAGATAAAGATGCTAATATTACTATGCTTGGTGATTGGTGTTTCGTTCTACCCCCAGGTGAAGCAAAAGAGGAGACAAGTTCTTCTGGCATTATTCTTAGCATCAAAGAAGAACCAGAACTGGAGGGCGTACTACTCAGTCTACCCGAAGATTCAGAATGGATTGGAGCGAAGCCTGGTGATGTGGTGGGCTACAGAAAAAATTCGGAATACGAAATGGACTTACTCAACGGAGACAAAGTCTATCGTATGAGACTAACAGAAGTTGTGTATGCCAGGGAAGACTAAATTCAGCACCGTAGCAGCATCCAGGAGACTATTGTCTTCTATGGAAATCGCAATCAATAACATGATTGATGAGATAAGAAAGCCAGTGGACTCAGAGCTATCAGGGTCACAACGCAAGGCGGAACTACAGAGTATAAAACAAACAGCTACAGATGCAAAAGAACTCCTCATCGAGTACCAAAGACTGGAGCAAATGGTTAGAGAATTACAAGAAACAGGAGGAATTGAAGCGCAGCAAGACTATTCAGGAGGATTCGCAGAACGATTCTCAAAATAAATGGAGGTTCTTGTACTGGGAATAAAATAAAATGAAATGGCAGGTCTTAAAAAAGCTAAGGGATATGATAACTATGTTGTCAACATATGTCCCAACGATACAGAAGGTAAGGTTGTCACCATCGGTGGGCTTGATATTCAACTTCCCAAGACTCCGCCTAAAAAAGAAATCCTCAATCATGACAGGGGAGTCGATATGCAAATGTGGCAAAGACTTTCTGTGCCAATCGAATTGCAGAGGCTTCGCTCTATGGGTGAGTGGTATGAAATGCCATCCGACTTCAAAAAGCGTTTTTCTCCGTACATCGAGGAAGAGTTTAAGCGTAGGCGTGAAGGTCTGTGGTTCTATAACAATGGTGAGCCTGTCTATATTACAGGGAGACACTATATGATGCTACAGTGGTCTAAACTGGATATAGGTTATGGCTACTTTTTAGAATTCCAACAAAGGTTATTTATACACTTCGCTGCTTGTGAGTCTGACCCGCGCTCCATGGGACAGATGTACACCAAGTGTAGACGTTCAGGTTACACTAATATGTCTGCCGCTATACTTGTGGACGAGGCTACACAGGTGAAAGAAAAACTGCTTGGTATTCAGTCTAAGACTGGTAAGGATGCCCAGGAAAACATCTTCATGAAGAAGGTGGTACCTATGTTCAGGTCTTACCCGTTCTTTTTTAAACCAATACAAGATGGTACAACAAATCCACGCATGGAGCTGGCTTTTAGAGAGCCGTCAAAACGTATAACGAAGACGAACAAAACCTCTAACACAGGTGAGGCTCTGAACACTATTATAAACTGGAAGAACACCACCAACAACGCATATGATGGGGAGAAGCTCCACATGATGTACCTGGATGAAAGTGGTAAGTGGGAGAGACCTACAGATATACGCGAGGCCTGGAGAATACAAAGAACATGTCTAATTGTAGGCCGTAAGATTATTGGTAAATGTCTTATGGGGTCTACTGTAAACCCAATGGATAAAGGTGGAAAACAATACAAAGAGCTCTGGAGAGATTCAGACCCAGATGACAGAAATGCCAACGGAAGAACAAAGACTGGTCTTTATAGACTATTTGTACCCGCCTATGAAGCCCTCGAAGGATTTTTTGATAAGTATGGCAATCCCATTGTTGAAGACCCTGAGTCTCCGGTTGAAACGGTTGAGGGTGACTTCGTTGATATTGGGGCAAAGAAGTACCTCAAAAACGAGAGAGATGCCCTCAAGCATGACGCAAGGGAGCTTAACGAGTACGTCAGGCAGTTCCCGTTTACTATTGACGAGGCAATGCGAGACAGTATTCAAGGGTCTACATTTAATATTGGGAAGATATACGAGCAAATAGAGCACAACGAGGAGCTATTTCCTAACCCGGTAGTTCAAGGTAATTTCTCGTGGAAGGAGGGCCAGGCAGACAAAGAAGTTGTATTCAATCCTAATAAAGACGGCAGGTGGCACCTTTCATGGATGCCTAAGCCCGAGGAAAGAAACAGGCAGACCACAAGGAATGGAAAGAGATACCCGTCAAACGACCACATAGGTGTGGGTGGCGTGGATAGTTATGACTTAGATTCAACAACAGATAACAGAGGTTCAAAGGGAGCCTGCCACCTGTACAACAAGTTCAATCTAAGTGCGCCCTCAAATATGTTTGTTGCGGAGTACGCTTCAAGGCCACCCCTGGCTAAGATATTCTATGAGGATATATTAATGGCAGCAGTGTTCTACGGGTACCCGCTACTCATAGAGAATAACAAGTACGGAATAGTGAGACACTTTGAGGCACGTGGATACGAAGAGTATGTAATGAAACGCCCAGAACACTTGAAGTCGCCAAACGCTGCATCAAACACAAAGACCAGGGGAATACCCTCAAATTCAGTAGATGTAATACAGGCTCACGCTCACGCTATAGAAGCCTACGTTGAGGAGCACATAGGCATAAACAGTCAGACGGGAGACATGGGCAATCTTTACTTCCAGAGAACACTGGAGGACTGGATAGGTTATAAAATAGATAACCGTACTAAGTTTGACCTTACGATATCTAGTGGACTTGCACTGCTAGGTGCCCAGAAATTTAAGCAAGAAAAAAAGAAATCATCATTCGATGACAAGAACTTTTTCAGGAGGTACACCAAGGAAATAACCCGTTGATTAACAGAGTTTTAATTTCGTATCTTTGCTCCAAAGTATTTTGCGAAAGGCTATATGTACAACAACGACAACGACAACGGGAAGTATGGAAACTTCCCAGACCCATTCTCATCCCACGCCAAAAAGACATCTAATGCCTACGGCTTGAAATACGCTAAGGCTATTCAAAAACAGTGGGGTAACGGAGATGACGAACAGAGTTTGTTTCGCAAAAGAATGCGAGAATTTGAGACTAGCAGAGATTATGCTAATGGAACTCAAGATACCTCCGTGTACAAGCAGATTTTAAATTCGCTTGACCCTAACAACGGGGATGGAACTCTAATAAACCTTGACTGGTCACCAGTTCCTATTATACCCAAGTTTGTAAAAATTGTTGTAAACAACATTCTTTCTAGAAAGCCATATCCTAATGTAGTAGCTATAGACCCTCTGTCTCGTACCGAAAAAGACGAGAAGAAGTCTAGGTTAATGTTCAACATTGAGAACCAGGAACTACTAAAGCAAGCCAAGGCTGCTGGAGTAAGTATGGACGAAGAGCTGGAAGGCATCCCAGAAAACAAAGAAGAGGCTGAAATATTCATAGACTCCACAGTAAAGACAGACGCAGAGATTGCAGCACAGCTAGGAACAGCTATGACTCTCGAGTGGAATGATTTTGACCAGCGTGTTTTTCGCAGAGCAGTAAACGATTTAGTTGCCTGTGGTATGGCAGTTGTTAAAAGAAATAACGACCCTAACTACGGTATTACAGAGGAGTATATTGACCCAGCTATATTTTTTCATAGCTACACGGAAGACCCAACATTCTCAGACCTAGTATATGCAGGACATGTTAAGAAGATTAGCATCTCAGAACTTAAGCGTCTCGCTGGTGATGAACTTACAGAAGAGCAATATGAATCAATCGCTCAAAAAGTTAAGTCAAAATACCAGAACAATGCATCAAGACTTTCTCATAAATACTATGACGAATCCCTAGAGAAGACTAATTTCGGTTACGATGAGTTTATCATAGAGGTAATGAGTTTTGAGTTTATCTCTACAGATAATATGCATTTTGAGGAAAAAAAATCTAAACACGGAAACACAGGGTTCCACTACAAGGGTTTAGAGTACACGCCACCAAAAGAATCTATCTACGACAGGAAACCAGTAAATCTAACCACAGCAACTGTATATGGAGGAAACTTCGTTGTAGGGTGTGACTATGTTTATGGGTATGGACAGCAGGCTAATGTTCCTAAGAATATTCACGATTTAACTAAGGCTAGACTATCGTACTCTGTTGCTGCAACAAACATCAGAAGAATGATGCCGAAGTCGCTTGTTAGCTCCGTGATAGGATTCGCTGACCAGCTTCAGTTGTCTCACCTAAAGCTTCAGCAAGCCATCGCAAAGGCTAAG